CCGCCATTGAAGCTGAAGCACCATTCTTGGTACAAGCATCAGTGATCACAACATTGGGCATTTAATTCTGCTTGATTCATAGAGAGAGAGGGTGGGCATTTGCTCACCCTTTTTTGTTACATAAAAGACAAGTCGCTATTTTATTAAGATGTTGGTAATTGACAAAGCGGAATCGAAGAATTGGTATGTAACTCTGACCGAGAAAGTCACGATTGCAAACCCTTATTTCTTGTTTGCATTCACCCATCGTGTTACTAATGAATTGACAACGGTCATCTTGACTGACATTTCAACTCAAACGGAGAGATACAACAAATTTGCAGTCATTGAGGGTACAACATTTGACCTTGATGCTGGTGAATTTGAGTATGTCATCTACGCACAAACATCACCAAGCAACTTGTCACCATCGTTGGCAGACGAAGAAGTTGAAAGCGGTGTATTGAAAGTTGAGTTTGATGTCACTCGCACATCATACGAGGTCACTCTCAATGAGAAAATCTATGAGATTGAACAACCCACACAAATACTATTTATGTTGCTTGAGAACGGGGATTTTGTCCTCCTTGAAAGCGGTGATAAAATACTACTATAATGGCAGATCAAAAGATATCCCAATTAACCACTATCGTCACCGTTGATACGGCAGCGGATTTGTTTCCAATCGTTGATACATCAGCAGCCGAAACAAAGAAGATCACACCAACTGCGTTGAAAACGGCATTGTCGTTGAACAATGTTGACAACACAAGTGATGCAAACAAGCCAGTAAGCACGGCAACGCAAACGGCATTGGATGCGAAACAAGCAACACTTGTATCAGGAACAAATATCAAGACCATCAATTCAACTTCCATTTTGGGAAGTGGCAACATTGCCATAAGTTCGGCAGTTGCTTGGGGTGGAATTACAGGCACTTTGTCAACTCAAACCGATTTGCAAACTGCATTGGATTTGAAGGTTGACGAAAACGCTGCAATCACTGGAGCGACTAAAACAAAAATCACCTACGATGCGAAAGGTTTGGTAACTGCTGGAGCGGACTTGGCAGCAGGTGATTTGCCTACTGGTATAGATGCTGCAAAAATTAGCACGGGATTAATCAGCAATGCTGAGTTTGATTATTTGAATGGCTTGACGGACAATATCCAAACACAGTTCACAGGTAAGCAAGATGTTTTGGTATCTGCAACAAACATCAAAACGATTGAAGGACAATCTTTGCTTGGTAGTGGAAACATTGATTTGGCAAAAGGTGATGTCGGTTTGGGCAATGTTGACAATACTTCAGATGCAAACAAACCCGTAAGCACTGCAACACAAACTGCCTTAGATGCCAAGACAAACAAACTGATTGTAACCAACCGCCAAACGGCATCCTATACCTTAGTGTTAGGTGATGCGGATAAATTGGTAGAGGTAAACAACGCCAGTGCAAACAACTTGACAATCCCTTTGAATAGTTCGGTAGCATTTGCCACAGGTACTCAGATACTTTTGGCTCAATACGGAGCAGGACAAACGACCATCGTTGCAACAAGTGGCGTAACCATACGAAGCAACGGGGCAAAGTTGAAATTGAACGCTCAATATAGCGGTGCAACTTTGATTAAGATTGATACTAATGAGTGGTATTTATTTGGAGATATAGCATCGTAATATGATACTTTCAACACACGGGATAGTTGGTTCACAAATCCAATCCTATGCATTCTTGTTAGATACTTACACAAGTGCTGCCGCTGCATATTCATTGCGTAAATTGCGAAGTGCGTACACGGGTAGTGCAATTCGTGTTCGTAGGTCAAGTGACAACACAGAGCAAGATGTAGGATTCAGTTCTGCTTTTGGATTGGACACATCCTCACTTACTTCTTTTTGTGGTAGCGGTAATGGATTTGTAACTACTTGGTACGATCAAAGTGGAAATGCAAAAAATGCCACTCAATCAACGGCAGCAAATCAGCCGCAAATTGTAAGTAGTGGTAGTTTAATAAATGTAAATAGTAAACCAGCGGCACAATTTACTAAAGCAAATAATCATAATTTAATTAACACAACACTTGTCACGAGTTCGGCAATGACATATAGTTGGGTTGGGGCAATGACTGTTCCAACATCAAATTGGAGTTATGCTTTTGAAATTGGAACATTTGGTGTAACGGGTGGATATTTAATGACTCCTTACGCAAATGCAAGTATATTTGATTATGTTGCCGGTGATTTAATAAATTTTGGTAACGGATATAATACTGGTTCAGCACCACGATTTATTAGTAATGGGGTTCAAACAGTAAGCAACACGCAAACTTTATTTAATGGTGTTTTATCTTCTACCAATGCAAAAGGTTATAAAAATAATTCTGCTATAACATCAAGAGTTGCCACAACATCAACAGTGCCATCAGGAACGGGCTTAAAAATTGGTACAAATTTTTTTAATGAAGCATTCCCTGGAACTATGCAAGAGATTATTTTTTGGGGAAGTGACCAAAATTCAAACATAAGTGGAATTAACTCAAACACGAATACTTACTATGCAATCTATTAACGGATATCAATACAACACCGAACAAGAAGCAATCAACGCCCGTGAGTTGTGCGATGCTTATTATGGCATCCCCGTTGCACCTGACGATGTCACACAGAATTGGGTTGACTATCAGTTTGCAGAATTAAACGATCCGCAATTTTGGTACATTGTTTTTGATGAATCACTTTCCGCCATACTTGGGACACCAAGTCAATTTGAAGTTGTAACCCCACCTTTCCCCTCATAAATGAAACACTTTGACAATGATACAACGGCAGCCATTGCAACGGCTATCTCAGGCAGTTCGGCAGTTCTGCATTTTGCGAATACTTGGCAACCTGTGTTTGCACTTATTTTGGCTATTGTTGGTATTGTATCGGGGTTGTTTGCGATTCGTTACTACGCAAAGAAAATTGATGCGATAGATGGCAAAGGCAACTAATATCAGCACCTTCAGAGCAAAGCCAAAGAATAAGCTCCGCAGACATACCAAGCACATCAACAAACACAAATCGTGCAAACCAAAAAGAGGACAAGGATAAAAGGTTATTTTGAACCGACACCCAAACGATTCAGAGTGCTTGGTGATTCCATTGCCGGTGCATCATTGTTTGTTGCCAGTTTGAACCTTGACCATCCCAAGTTGATGTTGATTATCGGCATTGCGGGTGGAGTTGGAAAGTTCGTCACAAACTTCTTCACCGATGAAACAAGTTAAGTTCAACGGGTACTACAAAGAGGAAACTCCAAAGTCACAAGTTTACTTGCATCATACTGCTGGTAGTGGTGACGGGGTTGCAACCTTTAAGTTTTGGGATGCTGATCCAGTAAACATCGCAACCTGCATTGCGATAAGTCGCACGGGTGAAATCGTGCAAGGGTTCTCGTCTAAACATTGGGCGTATCACTTGGGTTTGAAATCTGCTCACTTCAAAGGAGTGCCATTCACCAAACTTGACAAGACATCCATTGGGATTGAGATTTGCAATTGGGGATACTTGGTAGAGAAGAACGGCAAGTTCATCAATTATGTAGGCAAGGAAGTCAAAGATGTTTGCAAACTTGACAAGCCATACAAGGGATTCACTTATTTTGAGAACTACACAAAAGAACAAATCGCATCAGTCAAAGAATTGTTGTTGTTGTGGCGTGAGAAATACGGCATAGACCTAACTTATCACGAAGATATTTGGGCAGTCACTAAAAGAGCTTTGTCAGGCAAGAACGGAGTGTTCACACATAATTCAGTTCGTGCAGATAAAATTGATGTTTATCCCCACCCCGATTTGATTAGTATGTTGCAATCACTTTAAGTTGCTATTTACTCACAATGATCTTCCAAAGAATCAACTTTCACGACAATGTCCTTCCAGTTTTCAAGGAAAACAAGGCGAAAGGATATGTGACTTTTGGTGCTGACAACTTGTATCCCGATTTTTTAATTGAGTTATTCAATAAGTCACCCAAGCACAATGCCATCGTTTCTTCCAAAGCATCGTATGTTGCCGGAGTTGGGACAAAGGTAATCGGACAAAACACCGTTGACATCGCAAAAGCCGAAGCAAAGATTCAAGCGATTAATGCCTACGAAACACTTGCACAAGTTAAAAACAAGATTGCTTATGACCTTGAGTTGTTCAATGGTTATTGCCTTGAGATAATTTGGAACAAAGCGAAGACGGCAATTGCAGAAATATACCACATTCCTTTCAAGAATATCCGCAAAGGACTTGAAGGCGAGTATGTGTATTGCGAGGATTGGACTGACCGCAAGGCAGAGCAAGTTCACTATCAGCCATTCAACACAACCACAAGAGAATCAAAGTCACTTTATTATTGCCAATTCTACCGACCTGGTCAAGGCGAATATCCTTTGCCGGATTACATCGGTGCGTTGAAGTACATTGAAGTGGACACCGAGATTTCAAATTATTATTTGAATAGCATCAAGAACGGATTCACGGCTCAGACCCATATTCAGCTCTTCAAGGGGCTACCAACTGTAGAAGAAGCTAGGGCAACGCAGAGAAGATTCAAGGAAACCTATCAAGGAACTGACAATGCCGGTGGACTTATCATCCAATACAACGACCCACAAGAGAAAGAATCAGTCATCAGCAACTTGCAACCGTCTGACTTTGACAAGCAATTTGATTTGTTAAATAAGACCGTACAACAAGAGATATTCGTTGCACACAAGGTGAACTCACCAATGCTCTTTGGAGTGCGTGTGGAAGGTCAATTGGGTGGTCGTAGCGAGATGATTGAAGCGTATGAGATGTTCCAACAATCGTACATCGAACCCCGTCAACAAAAGATTGATGATACTTTGACATATTTGTTTGAGTTCATCTCTCCAGTTCGCTTAGAAACAATTAACAAACCACCAATCGGATTGGATTATCAGGCGTTATTTACTGCCGGTTTGATTTCAAACGAAGAAGCTCGTGCAGAATTAGGACTTCCAGCACTTTCAAATGTAAAAGTGCAGTCATCATTGAACGATGCCATCAACGCATTGTCACCTTTGGTTGCAAACAATGTCTTGTCAAATATGACCATCAACGAGAAGCGTCAATTGGCTGGACTTGATCCGATAGTTGGCGGTGATTTGTTGGAATCTTCTACAGCACCCGTTGCCTTGTCCAAACAAAATCCGTTTGGCTGGGATGATGAGCGTGACTTGGCGGTCTTTATGAAGTACGGTGAACCTGCGGAGAACTTTGAACCGATGAAGTTTGACTTCGCATCTGCGATTGAATCAGCCATCTTGAATGTGTTGAAGGAAAACAAAGGTTTGCAGATAGGTGATATTGTAAACATCACCAAACTTGACCCACAAGTCGTGGTTGATACCATTGCAAAATTGAACGAAGCCAAGTTGATTAAGGGATACAATCAAGGATTGGAAGTAACCCCAAAAGGATTGGATGAAATTAGTCAGTTACAAACCGAAATTGTAGTTCGTTACAAATATGCAGTTGCACCAGGAATATCAGGTGGAATGATTATACCCGGTTCTCGTGATTTCTGCCGTCAAATAGACCGATCCAATCGTGTTTATTCTCGTGCGGATATTGATGCAATGTCGGCACAAACGGGGATTGATGTTTGGAGCAGACGAGGTGGATGGTATCACGACCCAGTGAGAGATGTGAATGTTCCGCAATGCAGACACATTTGGCAACAACAATTATTGAGGAGAATTAAGTAATGACAAACTTTGTATATTTCATATCAACAACCTATTTGAAAGACAACAGTCCTTTGAATGAGAATGTTGACGATAAGTTGCTGAAGTCAGCAATCAAAGAAGCTCAGGAAATCTACATCCGTGATGTCATCGGTTCAGGTATTTACAACGAGTTGCAGACACAAGCATTCGCAGGAACTCTGACCAACTTGAACACCACCCTTTTGGATTCGTATGTAGCACCTTGTTTGAAGTATTATACTTTGACCGAAGCAATGTTGCCAATGACATTCAAGCTGATGAATAAATCGGTTGCATCTCGTGAATCGGACAATGCTCGTGCAGTATCCGTTGAGGAGATGACATTGATTGAAGGCAGATATCGTGACAAAGCGGAATACTATGCGAATCGTTTGCGTGATTATCTCCGTACAAACACGAATGATTATCCATTGTTCTTGAATCCCGGCAACACGATTGACACCATCAGACCGAAATCAACTGCATTCAGCGGAGGAATTTATTTACCACTAAGATATGACGATTGTTTCTTCAACTATGACTTCCCCACCGACGAGAACAAATAAGTGGCAAAAAAACAACGAAGCCAAACTTCTCAAATTCCTAAAAAATGACATTAAACCAAATCATAGCAAAGATTCAGACCGCAGCCGAAAGCCATAAGATGGTCGGTCACTTTGGCGTTGGTCAACAATCGAATTTGACGGTTGAAAATGTGGAGTATTATCCGCTTGTTTGGTTGTATCCAGATGGCTTCAATTTGCAGTCAACTGGAAAGTTGATGACATACAACTTTGCATTGATTGTGATGGATCGTGTGTTTGAATCTGAGAGCAACACAATTGAAGTTCTTTCGGATACTGCACAAATTATGTCGGATATTTTTGCTTTGGTAGAAACCAACACGGAATCCGATGGTGACTTTGAATTGAGCATCAACGGAAACGCATCCCCATTCTATGATTCAAAAACTGATATACTGGCTGGATATGCAATCAACTTCCAAGTTCTCACTCCTTATCTCTCTAATAGTTGCGTTGTACCTGTGTAGTGTTGTGTGGGCGATGTTCAATTTTGAAGAACATCCAAAGCCAAAAACACTATTGAAGGTAGAAATGCACGAAAGAATTGTGGAGAGGGAGAAAATCAAACGAAGCATTCTAATCAAATATCTCAATCACTTGGATACAATCTACCTTGATACATTCAAAAGTTCGTCAGAAGGTCTCAAACAAGCAATTGAGTTACATCGTACACTTGACACAACTCTATGAAGAAAAACAATGTTCTCAAAATTGACAAGCCGTTTGAAGAAACGAAGGTTCTATTGATTAGTGATTTGCATTGGGACAACCCAAAATGTGACCGTGTAACTCTAAAACGACATCTTGACTTGGCAGTTGCCGGAAACAATGACATCCTAATAAACGGGGATTTGTTTTGTTTGATGCAAGGTGCGTATGATCCACGCAAGAGCAAGTCAGACATCAGACCTGAACACAATGTTGCAAACTACTTTGATGCCATTATTGAAACTGCCGTTGAATGGTTCACGCCCTATGCTCACAACATTAAGCTCATCGGATATGGCAACCACGAAACAAACATTCTCAAACGCCAAGAAACCGACATCATTGAACGATTTGTCACTTTGTTAAACTACAAAACGGGGAGTGATATTCAAGTCGGTGGATATGGTGGATGGATTCGATACACCTTTGAACAATACGGCAAAACTTGTATGTACACAATGAAGTATATGCACGGATTCGGTGGTGGTGGTGCGGTCACTCGTGGAACAATTCAGCACAACCGGATGAGTGTGAATGTAGAAAATGCCGATGCTATTTGGATGGGTCATGTTCACGAGGACTATGAGCTTACATACACGGTTGAAACCTTGTCAATCAGGGGAACTGTATATTTGCGTGACATCTTGATGATTCGTACATCAGCATACAAAGAAGAATATGGAGATGGTTCAAAGGGATGGCACATTGAAAGAGGTGCATCGCCAAAGCCAATCGGAGGTCGTTGGTTGGTTATGAATCCAGTTCGTGAAGAAGACCATCGCAAGGTCATTGCTTACACTCACAAAACAATCTAAGAGTTAAAAAAACGCAAACGGATATGATCTTAAAGGTTCAAATAGTTCACGAGCAAAAGAACGACAATTGGATGGGTTTGATTGAAGGAGAATCAGACATTGTTGAAATTGTCGAAGACGGTGCGATTGATTCTGCACAAATTGTTGCAGTGAGTGCTTATCACGAGTATTGCATCGTTTATATGCTCGGTGGTCACTCGTTTATACTGGAAGAAGAATATGATATATTTGTAAAGAGATGGATAAAATCAACCCACAACACTATAAACAAGGACTCGTAGAATGTATTTTGGCTATTGAGTCAGCAATGACCAATGAGCAATTCAAAGGGTATTTGCGAGGCAATGTTTTGAAGTATTGTTGGAGGCACGAAAATAAAGGAGGCGTTGAGGATTTGCACAAAGCCAAATGGTATCTTGACAAACTAATCGAAACAACTGAAAAAAATGCTAATTTATAGAATGTGGTTCTTGTTGTTTCTCATTCCTTTGACCAGCAATGGACAAGTATTGATTGATACTTGTGTAATCCAAGAAGCCAATCACTATCTTGTGAAAGGTGCAATTGCGAGAAGGCAAGTCACAGTTCTTCGCAAAATTGTGACATCGGATTCCATCATTATTGATCAGCAAGATTCCATCATCGGTAAGCAAAAGACAAACATCGGATACCTGAAGGAAGACAACGATACACTTGTGAAGCGAAATAAAGCCATCTCACGCACTTTGATCAGTTACAAGATGCTGAGTGTAGTTCTAACCATTTTAAGCGTTGCAATATGGCTGAAATAGATTTGTCCAAACTACCCGATGCACTTGATACTTATTTAGGTGATGCATCCGAAGGGTCACTCCTTCAGCAAATTATTATTGATTGGTGGAACAAGAAGGTGATTCCACCGATTTGGGCGAATCTTGATGCCAACGGAACAAACGCATCATCCAAACTCCGACAATCTTTTGCACCAGGAAACATCACCAAGTCACCCACATCAATCAACACCATTCTTGTGGCTGAGGATTATTGGGAATTTATAGAATACGGAAGGAAGCCAACACGAGGTGGGCATATTGAAGGCACTCCGTACTTGTGGCAATCACTTGTTAAGTGGTTAGAGCAAAAAGGATTGAAACCATACGAAGGTCAATCATATGACACTTATGCCAAAGCCATTGCAAGAAATATTCACCGAAAGGGAACGAAGGCACAACCATTCTTGGAAAAGGCGTTTACCGAATCAATCCAAATGGAATTGGTCAACGAGTTGAATGCTCGTTTCGGGGATTTGATATTTAGTGAGGACATAAAAATATAATTAAAAGTAAAATTTATTTGCATTATTGATTTGTTTATTTTACTTTTGTGTCGTTATGGATTACGCAAAAGCAATTGAAACAATCAAACTGAAACGAAGACAAGGTCTTTTTCAGATTGTCGCACGGAAGACCGGAGTGTCACTTCCAACCGTTCGCAAGTATTTAGTCGATGGGAACATCGTTTCTCCCAAAGCAAAAGCCGTCATTGAGATTGCATTGAGGGAGGTGAACAATGATTGAGTTGGCAATCAACGGATGGATTCTGACTGTGCAAGGTCGGATCACCGAAGAGAAGTATGTCTACACAATTGAGGCGGTTGACAATTGGCTTATCGCAAACCACATTGAAGAACTTGGCGATTATGTAAATTCAACCACCAGCGGATTTGGTGATTGTTGTATCAAAGAATTTGACGGCATCAACTCGGAAGCATTCTTCAATGCTGAACCAACTAAATTTAAGGTTCTATTTATGATAGGACAAAGAACTAACTTTTTCTAAAAACAAAACTCTATGAATAAAAGCGAATCAATCAAGAACATTGCCGGTGCATTGGTAAAATTCCAAGCATCGGTGAGCAAGGTATCAAAGGAAGCAAACAATCCTTTCTTCAAAAAGAAGTATGCCAGTTTAGCGAACATACTGGACACCATTCAAAAGCCATTAAGCGAATGCGGATTGGCAATCACGCAGTTCCCTGATCAAGATGCACTCACCACATTAATCATTCACGCTGAATCAGGCGAGTGGATGGAATCATCCTATGTGATGCCGGTTGCAAAACAAAACGATCCACAAGCAATGGGTAGTGCAATCACCTATGCTCGGAGATATGCACTCGGTTCAATCTTGAATCTTAACATTGACGATGACGATGACGGAGAGAAAGCAATGGGAAGGCAGTCAGCACCCAAGAAAGAAGAACTCACCCCAAAGCACAAGAGTTGGGCAAAGGCAGTTGAACACTTGCAGACAGGTGGACTGATGACCGACATCACCACGAAGTTTG